GGCTCTACTTCCCGTAAGTTCTACGGTAGAGCTGAGATTGTAGGCGATAAAGTAGGTGCTACCATGCAGATCAGACATACTTCTGATGATTATAAGTCATGGTCTAATTACAGAACAGTTGACCTTAACCTTGACCGCCCACAACTATACCAGTGTGGGCAATCCAGACGTAGGGCTTGGGAATGTCTCAGCACCGATAATGTTGCTTTGAGGCTCTTTGCACTTGAGGCAGATATTGAACAAGGGGATACTTAATGTCTAAAATGTATGACATTGATAAAGAGAGGTTTCAAGTCAAACACCACTTTGCTGCTGGTGTCTATGCTAAAGAGATGGTCTTTACTCCTGAGTATGATTTTAAACAACACGCTCATAAGTATGACCACATGAGCATCCTTGCTAAGGGTTCAGCTTTGGTTGAAGTTAATGGAACCAATACTCATTACAAAGCCCCTGCTGTTATCGAGATAAAAAAAGAATTATCGCACACAGTGATCGCTTTAGAGCCTTGTGTCTGGTACTGTATTCACCCTACTGACTTAACTGATCCTGATGAGATTGATGAGTCATTTTCTACTAGAGTGGTAGCATAATATGAATTTACTTAGATCATTAACCCGATGGTTTGATATTACTCAGATCGTTGCGTACTACACGCTCTACGCAGGTGATGGTGGCGGCGGTGACGGGGGAGGTGGAGATGGCGGTGCTGGAGATGGCAATGGGGCAGGAGATGGCGATGGCGATGGTGCTGGAGATGGTGCCAGTGGAGACGCTGGAGATGGTGCTGGCGGTGCCGGTGATGGTGCCGGTAATGCTGTAAAATCAAATAATGCGGCTCAAGCGGCGGCTTCTCAGCAAGCACCCGTCTCAGCCCCTGCTGGTTACGCAGCCCCTGCTACCGGTGCTGCTGGTAGTATGCCTAATCTCGTGGCTCCTTTAATGGGTTCGGGAAACATCGCCACAGCAGGGAGTGCTTCCCCCGTAGCAGCAGGTGGAGGTAATTTTGTTGCTTCTCCTCTTGCAACGTATGACCCATATTCTCCTTATCGTGCTCAAGCATCCACACAGCTTAATACGCTAGTTAATAACCCTTCTTTGGCTATGTCCAGCCCAGGCTACCAAGCTCAGCTTAATGCTGGCATGGGGGCGGCAGAGTCACGAGCAGCCGCTACAGGGCAATCTCAGTCTGGTGGGGAATTAGCTCAGTTAAACCAATTAGGGCAAAACACGTTCTCTGCTTACTATAACAATATGTTTAACCAGTTGTCTCAGTTATCAGGAGCTAGCCAGTCTCCTGCAACTGCAACTGCGGCTCAGAACTCCGCACAAACAGCAGGATTTTTAGCTCCTTACCAAGGTGGTAGCTTAGCCTCCAGTGCTCAGTTAGCCAGCACACAAGCTAACATTGCTGGTTATCTTGCTCCTACGACAGCGGCTCAGACAACAGCTCAGACTGGTGTACTCGGTGCTCAAACAGGGTTGATAGGTGCTCAGACGGCATACCAATCGGGAGCTGCTACAGATCTTGCAGAAGCCCAAGCATCGGCGGCACAGAAAAACGCTTCCTCTAATCAAGTAAGTGCTATTGGTGGTTTATTCTCAGGAGCTAATTCAGCCGTTGGTGGGTTAGGTGGTTTAGTCGGCGGCATAGCTGGATTGTTTGGGTTATAACCTTTACACATAGAATAACGAATAGGAATTTATTATGGGCTTTTTTGAAAGCTTTAAATCAGGGTATGAGGCTGTTGCTGATGTTCGGGATACGATGCAGGAAAAGTCGTATCTTGATAAAGCATCTCAACAAGGTCCCGCAGGTGCTTTACCTAATACAGATATAAATACCCCTGATTCACAAACTGCTAATAGCGACCCAAACGCCATACCCCTTGTAGACCTTACGAACGGACCCGCAGGGGCGGTTATCCCCGCTTCATTGAAAACGCCTCAAAGTCTTTCTAACATCTACAACGATGCTGCTCAATTTGCCCTCAGCGATCATAAGTACTCTTTAGCTCAAAAGTTAATTAAAAAGAAAAATGAGTTTGAAAAAGATGACTTAGTTGTTCAAGATGCTAAATTAAAAGTAGGACAAGAGCAACTAACATTGTTATCTCAAGAAGCTAGCGTAGCCTCTACTCCCGATGATCTTAATGCTGCAATTGATAGTACAATTAAAGATCCGGCAATGAAGTTACAGTTAAGGGGTGCGGTTAAAGCTGCTCCTGATTTTACCACAGCTAAAAAGCTTGTTGAAGAAGCAGCGATGAAAGTAACTGAACGAATTACAGCTAAGCGGGAAGTTGAGCAGGAGAAACGCCTTCTTGAAGAGCAAAAACTTAAAAAAGAAGATCTTTTATTTAGGCAAAAAAGAGAAGCACGTGAGGCTTCTGGACAAGCTTCTCAACAAGGTATCGAAAAGGCTAGGCTTGCTCTGGCTGGTGGTTATGAGCCTTCTGAAATTGAAAGCATGGTTAAACAGTTTATGCCTTCTGAGCAGGAAACAGCCGCAGGGACAACAGGCGGTACATCTCCTATCAGTGTTCGTCAAAACAACCCACTTAACCTTACCGATTCGTCCACAGGAACCATAAAAACCTTCAAGACGTATGAAGAAGGTAAGAAGGCGGGTATGGCTGATCTTGAGACCAAGCTTAACGGAACCAGTAAAGCGTATAAAGAGCGTTTTGGTAACGAACCGGTTACACCTGAAACATTGGCTGAAACATGGTCTCCTGCTGCTGCAAAAGGTAACAGTGCCTTGTCAACCGCTAACTATGCCAAAGAAATTGCTAAAGCTGCTGGTGTGGAAGTTGGGGAGAAGATTCCTAACACACCTGAAGTACGGGATAAAATCTTTAATGCAATGGCAAAGTTTGAAGCAGGTTCTGGCTCAGGTGCTCCGGTTGCTAAATCAGAAGAGAAGCCAGAAAGCAAAGCAACGCTTGATGAGCTTTATGATAAGAAGCGAGGCGGTGGTTTAACACCTAAGGAATGGTCAACCATCAGCCCCACTGCTCGTAACATTGGTAAAGAGTACCAAATCAACCCTAAAGCTTTAGCAGACGCTAAACCAGAAGATCGTAAAATAGCTCTTAGTGCGTATCAAGTTACTCAAGACACTGAAAAAACGGCTAAGTTTATTAAAGACCATCCCGATGCAGTGGGTTCTCTAGCGGCTTTGGTTAAAAAGGTTGGGGGGATGTCTGGAAACTTGCAAGCTAACTTGGCATCTAATCCTGCGTACACTGGGGATGTGGCTGTTTTAGGAAAGCGGTTATTTACGCTTGGTTTAGCAGATGCGGCAGCAGGTTCTGGAGGCCGTATGAACCAGTTTCTTGAAAAGAGTTTTGCTAACATCTACGATCAGTCATTACCAGAAAAGACCGTGTTACGGGTTCTAAAAGATCGCCAAGACGAGGCATTTGATATTTTAAGTCGAACTTATGATGCAAATCGTGATAACCTGAATCCTAAAAAATATGAGTTTGCCTTTGCTCCTACAGTTGATGATTATGTAACAGGAGAAGGTAAAAAAGGAAATAAACCTAAACCTGACATTAACTCGTTCTTTAAAGATTCTGCCTCTGTCCCACAAGCGACCCCTAAAGCAAGTGACAATCTTCTTTACACGGATTAAAGATGGCTATTGATTTTGATGTAGAAGGTGCCAGAAAAGCCGGTTACTCAAACGATGAGATAGCCGCCGCATTGTCGCAACGTGCTAACTTTGATAAGGATGCCGCTGAGAAAGCAGGTTATTCTCCCGATGATATTATTAAAGCAATTGTACCGGACTCAGCCCAAAAAGAGAAAGGTCTCTTTAGTTTTGATGCAAATAAAGTAGGCTCTGTGTCCGGTAAAGATTACTTTAATCGGATGGCTACAGGGGGTGCTGTTGGCGGTGCTATAGGTGCTGGTATAGGGGCGGTGACAGGTCCTGGGATGGTTGTAACAGGAGCTGTAGGTGCTATCACAGGTGCTGCCTCTGGCTTACTGGAAGCAGCCGCTGAAGATCTAGGTCTGGGGGAAGGGTGGCAGTTTGTAGCAGGTATGGCGGCTCCTGGAGGTGGTGTTGCGAATAAAGTAGGGCAGGTGGTTGAATCCCGTATTGCTAGTAAGATGACTGAACTGGCTGCTAAGAAAGTAGGGGTTCCTTTTGCAGGCCCTATTATCAACAAGACTGCTCAATTGTTGGAAAGTAAAAAACCTGTTAATGTCTCCGCCATTGAAGATGTTTTAGGGATTGAAGGTAAAGCAGCTAAGGTTGCTCAAACAGCGGAAGAACGTGCTCCCGAAGCTACTGCTATCCGTCAAAAGATTGCTGACAGGTTTGAACAAACCACTGGGAATAAAATCCCTGAAGGCGTAAACGCTGAAGAACATATCTACAAAGAAGCAGCTTCTGCTATTGATAAAGTTGAAGAGCCTTTTGTTGGTAGCTCCTTCTTTAATCGTGCTGCGACGTTGGAAGGTAAGGTTAGTCCTGCCCAAGCCAATAAATATAAAAAGCTATTTCAAGACGCTGAAGGAAATCCTTTATCGGGTTCCGATGTCCTCACAAAGATGAGAGACTTTAAGTATGGTGTAGACTTATCGCCTAAAACAACCTTTGCTGCTAGAGACCTTAGATGGTCAGAAGGTTCTAAGCTTGAGAAAGAGTTTAACGGCTGGCTGGCTAAGCAGCCTGAGTCTATGGGACAGCCTTGGGAAGCACACGCCAGAGGTGCCTTTGAGCAGGTTGCAATGAATAAAGCAAAGGATGCTTTGCCTACTCTATTTGAGGATGTTGTGACAGCAGGGAGCACTGCTGAGCTTAAAACAGCGGCTACTTCTTTGGAGCGACAAATCTGGAATTTAAGTAAAACACCGGAAGGGAAAGAAATGTTCTTAACTCAACTTGCAGGTAATCTAAAGAAAGTACCGGCTAAGGATGCACAGATTTTATGGGATAAGATTGGCCCGTCTGTTGAGAAGCGTATCATAACTGATCCTCAAAAGTTTAAACAAATTTCCGAAGAAATCTATAATTTAAAGACACCTCAAGATGTAAATAGGGTTGTCCGTATGTTAAATAAAGCGGTGACTTCAGGCGTATTAGACATAGGCAGAAATGAATGAAATTACTGATTATTGATCCCTCTGGTTGCGGCTGTGGTTTGTCTCTTGCCCTTAGAAGTAAAGAAGCCGGTCATGATGTTAAGATATTCTTAAGACACAATAAGGATGGCTCAAGAGCTGAAGTAGGTGATGGCGGTTTAATCAAACGGGTAAGCGATTGGGAAAGCCACATGAAATGGGCTGACTTGATTTTCCTGACTGATAACATCTACTATATCCATGCCCTTGAGCGGTATCGTGACCAAGGCTTCCCTATCTTTGGGCCTAACCTAGAAGGAACCCGATGGGAACAAGAACGGGACTATGGTGAAATTATTCTCAATAAAGCAGGTATTGAAACAATCCCTAGCCAGACCTTTGAGAACTATGATGATGCCATTAAGTTTGTTACTGAGAACCCTAGACGGTTTGTTAGTAAGCCTATTGGTGACGGAGACAAGACCCTATCGTATGTAGCCAAGTCAGCGGCTGATATGATCTATATGCTTCAACGCTGGAAAAAGAAGAACTCGTTTAAAGGTAAGTTTATCCTGCAAGAGTTCCGTCCAGGTATTGAGTTTGGTGTTGGTGGTTGGTTTGGTGCCGGTGGTTTCTCTAAGCATTTCTCAGAGTCTTGGGAACATAAGAAACTGATGGACGGTGAGCTAGGTGTAACTACCGGTGAGCAAGGTACCATTGTCCGATACACCGATAAGTCACTGCTTGCCGATCAAATGCTAAAACCATTAGAAGGGATGCTACACGGTATTGGGTACACTGGTTATATTGATGTTAATTGCATTGTAGATAGGAAAGGTCAAGCATGGCCTTTAGAGTTCACTACTCGTCCTGGATGGCCTTTATTTAACATTCAAATGAGTTTACACAAAGGCGATCCGATACAATGGATGCTGGATCTCATAGACGGTACGGATACGCTTAAAGTAACTGACAAAATAGCTGCTGGAGTCGTGGTTACTATTCCTGATTATCCTTACAGCCGCCTGACAAAGAAAGAAAACTCTGGATACCCAATATGGGGTCTTACAATGGAGGATGCTGTAAAGGATGTCCACCTGTGTGAAGTACAGTGGGGTAAAGGCCCTGCTATGGTAGACGGTGAGCTAAAGATGGCTGAGCCTATGTTTGTTACTGCTGGTGATTATGTCTGTACAGTGGTAGGATTAGGTGATTCAATTGAGGTGGCTAGGGATTCTGTTTACGGTAAGATTAAGAAAAAGATTGAAATACCAAACAGTATTGCTTACCGTCTGGACATTGGCTGTAAGGTTCAAAAGTCATTAGAAGAGCTACAGGAACACGGCTACGCTACTGGAGTAGAGTCTGGTAAGGATGAGGACTGATGGCTGTTAATAACTTACCTCCAATCCCCCAGACAGCTATTGGTGAGTCCCAATCATGGCGGGATTGGTTTCGTAACTTAGGGCAGTATATTCAACTAGCCCAGTCAGGCGGTACAGTCTGGTCTATTCTTCAAGGCGGTACTGGTTCCAATACAGCAGCAGGTGCTAGGACTAACTTAGGGCTTGGGGACATTGCAGTACAGAACGCTGGTGCTGTACACATTACTGGTGGTGCAATCAGCGGTGTAACCCTTACCGGTAAAGTACCATTTGGTTCTTTCCACGACACAACCACGCAGACAACAGCCGCTAACACGATTACTGCTGTGACGTTTAACACTGTGGATTATAGCCAAGGAGTAACCAGAAGCACTCCTACATCCCGTATGGTGATTGCTAAGGCAGGTACATACCTAGTATCTTTTAGTGCTCAACAAGCCCAGTCAGGAAGCTCGTATGATAACGTGACTTTCTGGTTACGGGTTAATGGTTCAGACATTGCTTACTCAGCCGGTATCTCCGCTACTCCTCCTAAGCATGGGGCAACAAACGGAGCCTGTATAGCCGGTTGGGGACAGTATATCACCTTTGCCGCTAACGACTATGTAGAGCTGATGTGGACAACTGATAGCGGTGCTTCTGTCTTGACTTATTATCCTGTTGGTTCTAGTCCTACGCACCCTGCTTCACCGTCCGTAGCCCTTGACATCACTTTTTTTAGCGAATAATGAAAACATCAACTGAAGGCGTTAACCAGATTAAGTTGTTTGAGGGCTTTCGAGCACTGCCCTATAAAGACTCCGGTGGTAAGCTCACTGTGGGCTACGGTCACTTGATTGTACCTGGGGATGGTTGTGTAGCAGGAAGCCCTATTGCTGCTTCTCAAGCTACCGGTCTGCTTGTTAATGACTTAGCCGAAGCAGAGCTAATTGTTAACAAGTTTGTTATTGTACCGCTAGAACAGCACCAATTTGATGCGCTGGTCTCCTTTGTGTATAACCTCGGAGGTACTAATTTTGCACATAGTACATTGCTGGTTAAGTTAAATAAAGGAGACTTTGTTGGAGCAGCGGCTGAGTTCCCTAAATGGGATCATGTCAACGGTGTTCCTAATCAAGGTATTTTAAACAGACGTAACCGTGAACAGGCTTGCTTTGTAGACGGTGTTTACTACACAATTTAGAGGTATTAAAATGGATCCAATTTCAGCACTCTTAAGTATCGGTAACACACTTATCCAGCGTATCTTCCCTGATCCAGCACAGCAAGCACAGGCTCAGCTAGCCTTGCTCAAGATGCAACAGGACGGAGACTTGGCGGCTATCAGTGGTCAAATGGATATTAACAAGGTAGAGGCAGCTAGTTCCAGCATATTTGTGGCTGGCTGGAGACCTTTTGCTGGATGGGTGTGTGGTCTAGGGTTGGGATATGTAGCGATTGTAGAGCCGTTAGCTCGGTTCATTGCTACGATGGTGGGCTACCACGGTGCTTTCCCGACTATTGATACATCCTTAACAATGCAGATCCTGATGGGTATGCTTGGTATGGGTGGTCTACGGTCACTCGATAAGATCAAGAACGTAGCCAGTAAGTAAAGTATAAGTAGTTTACTGTA